GGGCCGGAGCGTTTTGCAGGACGATCGCGCCCTGAGATGCTTCGTTGAAAGCGTTGACCGCCTGATCAACCGTTTCGGTAATGACGGTGTAGGTTTGCTTGTTAAATACGGCGAGATCGAAAGGCATTTAAGCCTCCTTATTTGATCGTTTCGAGGTGGGCGACCCTTTCCGCGTCGGTCTTGCATTCCGCGAGGGATTTGGGTGCGCCTGTATTCGGCTTGCCACCGGGCGGAGTTCCGCCGCCGGAGTGACCGGAGCCTTTCAGGATTTGTTCTTTGTAGGGGTACTGCTCAACGAGCGATTCCAACGCCTCGTCGAAGTCAGCAGGTTCGCCTGGCCGTGCGCGGCTGAAGATCTTATTGCCGTGCGCGTCATAGGCGGTGACCTTGCCCTCTTCAAGCTTGAAGTTCTGACCGAAGCGCGACTGGACGAAATCACCGGGAATCGCCAGCTTTTCCGCGACGAATTTGGAACGGGCGAAACTGCCACCGATCTTCTCGTCGTAGAGTTGAGCTTCCAGCGCCTTACTGCGTTGTTCGCTCTCGGTAAGCTTGGTCTCCCACGCCTTGCCGATTTCACTCTTCACTTTCTCGACCTCGCCGGCATCCACCAGCTTCTTGGCGTCGAGATTGGATACGAGCTCCAGAGCTTTTTTGGCTGCGCCTGCGTCCTCGATACCCTCGAAAGCCTTCAGGCCTTTCTCCGCAGCATCAGCGCGTTCCCGATGGGATTTCGCCTCGCCGTTGAGTCGGGTGATCGTTGCGACAGTACTGGGTGCGTCGAATGCCACCTCTTTACCGTCGTCATGGACATAGACAGGCTTGCCGTCTTGAACAACCACATTTCCGTTTTCGTCGAGCTTGAGTTTCATGTGTTAAGTCCTAAGCCATCCGGCCGTTGAATACGGCATCCGCCGCCTTGCGCCCTTGGCATCCGCCGACCGGGCATAAAAAAGCCCAGGCGATTGGCCTGGGCTTGAGGTTTTGAGTTCAGCGTTATTTCGGTGGATACAGCTCTTTCAGCTGAGCCAGCGTAAGCGGGTTGCCGCGCTGGTCCAGCAGATCGTTCATGGTGATGACACCCTTACGCCACAAGTCGGCGCGACCGGGACCAAGCTTCTCATCCTGGAAGACCTTCGACTTTCCCTTGAGCCAGGTTTCGAAGTTGAGGCTTGCCGGGACCTGGCCGTCGAGCGACGCTCGGGTGCTTGCAACCTCATCGACATCAACGCCCAGTTCGCGCATGGACTTGAGCCACGGCAATTCCAGACTGCGACAACCCCAGTGGCGAGGGCACCCTTGCTTCCATGGAAGCGAATGCCCAACAGGTTGGAAATTCAGGTCCCATTTTTTCTGGTCGTAGGCCATGCAGATGACCGTCGTATGCGAATCCAGAGTACTCAGCTGTCGATAGCCTTTCACCGGTCCGTCTTCGCCAGCGTTGGCCTTATAGACTTCCATCCGTGCATTGTTCGCCACAGTCTGGACGCTGTTATGCACAAGCGATCTTGCGTTGCGCTTTGAGGTGTCCATGAAGCCCTTGGTGGCCGGTTGATCGCCCCGCGCGCGACGACCTACGATCTGCGTCACCATCTGCTCGTTGGTCTCTCCGCTCGTGAAGCCATTGCGCACCACACCGGCGAATTTGAAAGAGACATCGGCGGCCTGCTTGGCCCACCACTGCTTGGTAGGCGCCCCCTCGATGAGCGATTCGGCAACAACAGCACTCAGCCTGTTTTTGCCCACGCCAAGCATGATCGGGCTGGAGACAAGACTGTTAGCCGCGCTCGTCGCAAATCCGCCCTCGATGACCGAAAGATTCTTGAGGTTGGCCTCGTGCGTCGCCGCAATCTCGGTGTACTGCGCCTTGATGGCCTTGGCAGCCTCATCGAGAATTGCATTCACCTGATTGATGTTCCGCAACGGCAGCTTGCGCCCCTGGAGCAGGTTGATCAGCTCCTGTGCCAGCTCTGTAATCTTGTCTTCAACCTCTTTGGTCATCCCCGCCGTCGTCCTGATTAGATCGATACCGTGTTCGGTGTACAGGTCTGCAAGGAGGATTTCAAGGCGGGTCATAAGGCGGTCTGCCCCTGGTTGATGATTCGTTGTTGCTCAGCCGCCCAATCAACTTCTTCCGCAATCATGCCGCGACGCTGAGCCTCATTGAACAAGGTCTGATCCGAGAGACTGCCGCCGTTGCGCATACCCTGCAGCACCGCCATGGTTTCGACTGGAGCATAGTCAGGGTCCAGATTCGCTTGGAGCTCAACGGTTCCGCCGTTATCGCCCAGCGAGAGTGCTTTAGCGAAATACGACAGAAACAGGTTGATGCCATCCTGCATCGACTGAACCATCATCGCCAGTTTGCTGGTTTCTTTGGCTGCCTCTTCGCCGGACTGCTTGGCAGTCATCACCTGTGTGGACTTCTCGACGAACTTGGCGCCAGCCTGGCGCATCTCTTCGACCAACGAGTCGAGCTGGTCGCGCGCCGTCTTGATCGCAGCACCGGTGTGCTCGACGTACTTCATGTCGGCATTCGTCGGCAACCTGACGGCAGATCGTCCACCCAACGCAAGCTCGTCGCCGCCATCAATGCCTGTCATCACCAGAATCGGCACGCAGACCACATCGAGCAGACTGTCCAGTGACGACTGAAGCCACCAGTGCTTGGCGACCAGGTGGGCCAGCTCAAGGAATGCGGGCTTGGCAGTCATGAAGCCAGTGCGTCCGGTGTAGAACGGCACCAGCGGGATGAAGCCCAAGGTATTGACGGTGTCGTCAACCAACACCCAACTCCCCTCTAGCTCTTCATAAACGCGATGTCTGTTCGGCTCTATGACGCGAACCTGCACAATGGTTTTGCGAGTGAACTCATCTGCGTCTTCGGTGCGGCAACTCAGAAAACGCAATTGAGACAGACGTTCAGCACCACCTGACTCACTGCTTTTCCAGTCGAGGATCTGGCATGGATTGATCAGCACCCCATAGGGTCTGAATCCGGCCTTGCGCTCGGCATCCTGATTGTTCGGCAGTTCACCTGGACGCTTTGGGATTTCAACCAAGGCAAAGCTCAGGCCATATTCGAGCCCGCTTTGAAACCAGTCCTGCGCAAACACCTGGAGGTTGCGGCCTTCGGTGTCGACATCCTCAAGCAACGTCTTCAACTGCTCAGGGATGTCATCTCCGATTGTCATGGGCTTGGCAAATGCCCGCCCCACCATTGTGGCAATGGTTTCTTCGAACGCTGGGTGGAGCGTGGCCAGATGCAGCCGGGAGTCATAGTCCTGCCGAGTCTCCAGCTCACGCTTGGGCAGATACTTTTCGCCCGCCTCGCGCATCGCCGAGGTTCCACCCTTGAGCGCATCAATCAGCGCCCAGTGCTTGCGCATCTCTTCGACGGCATCGCAGCACTGGGCGACAGAGTTGGGAACGGGCATGAATTAAAACCTCAAGGTGGTAACAATCGCGCTGCGTTCTTTGATTGGGTAGCGCTTGGCAATGAAATATCCGGCAGCATCGTTCATGTGGTCGTGACCCTTTTTCGGGTCTTTGTCCGGCTCGCCCTTGTCGGTGTAGGTCTGACGCTCAAGGCACTGCGTGAGCTGAGGGCATTGGTCGATGTTGATTTTTAGGCGACGCTCGCCGTATGTGTTCAGGAACATCGCATTGAGCGAGTTGACCCGGTCTTTCACGCCTGGATTGGTCGAGTCCACCACGACGGTGAAGTTCGCTTTCTTGAGCAACGACAGATCGGACTCGCTGGCGTTCTTGCTGCTGGTGTTCTGGCCGCTGGCATCCGGATAGACGGCTACGCTGTGACCGGGGAACCGGGTCTGGATCTTCTCGATCATCTCAGGCGTGTCGCGCACGCCATGAAATTCGTCGAGGGCAAGTGGCAAGCCGTCGCGAACAACGTAAACCACTGCAGCCATCTTCATGACGTTGAAGTCCATGCCGATGTGTAGCGCCTCGCCGCGCTTGATCGTCTCGCTGGTGCGGTTCGCCTCACGGTTGAACGTGTAGTACACGACACCCTGGTAGTTCTCGAAGCTCGCTTCGTACTCCTGCCGGAAGGTCCGGGGGTCCATCTTGCGGCGGGCTGCGTCCAGCTCCTCGGCCGGGACGTTGCCGCCGTCCAGCGAGGTGTAGAGCCAGCTCTTATGATCAGGCTCATGGCCTGGCCGGCCATCGAGATACGTGTCGTAACAGTGGTTGAAGCCCTTCGGGGTGCCGATCCGCAGCGCGTGGCCTCCCTTGCGGGTCTCACCGTCGGGCAGCATGTACTGGCAGGTCGAGAGCATCGGCCGCAGGACTTCTTCCCACGCAGCCCACGGGCAGTCCGCCCATTCGTCCACCAGGACGAAGAACAGGCCGGAACCCCGCAGGTTATCGTAGTTGTCCAGCCCCACCACGCGCATGACATGGCCTGACTTGAGAGTGATTGAGCATTCGGTCTCGTTCGGCCGGTGTGCGCGCCATGCTTCCGGGATCGCCTGCTTGAGGCGCCGCCAGAACACACGCTTGGCCTGCTTGAACGTCGGCGCGCCATACCAGATCTCATCCTCGACGCTTACACCCCACTCCGCAGCCAATCGAGCCGCGCGGCGCATCTCAGCCTTGCCGAGGAAGGTCTTGCCGAATCGCCGTCCACACACCGCATCTCTGAATCGAGCCTGAGGCTGGAAGCCCCACACGTAGATATTTGCCTGCTTTGGCGTCAGCTTTACCGGCGCTTCAAAGGTACGGGGTAGTCGGGACATTCTCGTCAGGCTCCAGCGTGTACTCAGCGACCGCGTGCTGCTGATCAGCCTGGGAGCCCAGCGGCTTTTCAGGTTCGAGACGGCGGTTAACGAAGACGTCGCCCACCTCTTTGGCTGCCTGCTCCAATAACTGGGCAGTCAACGCCATGTTCTTCATGTTCTCGGCCCGTTCAGCCATGCGGCCCAGCGTTCTCAGCCGGTGTGCGCGGTTGGCGATGGGGATATCGAGCGTCTCCTCTCGGAAGCGCTTGCGAGCGGCGTGGAACAGGTCAGCCCAAGTTTTGCCTAGCCGCTGCCCGGCGAACTTCGTAGGGTCGTGGGATTCGCACTGCTGGCGGGTGATCTCTATCCCGAATTCTGTCTTGACCTGTGCAACCACCTGGGAAGGCGTATCAAAGCAGGCCAGAGCCTGAACAATGAAGGCTTTGACCTCGCTTCGTAGTACTGCCATATGTTTGACACCTGTCGTTACCTGTCATGGAGTCAGGCGGACTTGAGCAGACAGGTTCCGCAGGCCCTCGAAATGTTCAGTTTCCCCACCTCAGCGGGCTTGTTTGCTGCATCGACCATCGCTTGAACCTCAGCGCTCGCACCATAGCGGCTGACCACTCCGACGAACTCTTCGACGTCGTGGCCGCGCATCTCAAGCTTGGGCATGCCTTCCTTGGTGAACTTGGGCGCGCCGGTTTCATCGAGCGCCTGGGCGATGTGATAGAGCTCGTGTTCGACCAAGGCGCAGAAGTCGATGTCGCTGCACTGGGAGCAGTAGTCCGCAGCCAGTGTGATGATGAAGGTCGGCACCTCGCCGAACCAGTCGAGCATCTGCTGCTCCATCCTGACCTTCTGCCAACCACCTGCGCGGAAAGCGACCTGCTCGGCCTGGCCAACCACTGTGCGACCCTTCTTGCTGAATGCGGCTGATGCCCACATCACTCGAATATCGGCATCTAGCAGATGGGCGTGATCAGGGTTATGGATGCTGCCGTCCTCTGCAAGGATCTCAGTTTGGAGCCAGTCCCATACCTCAGGAGCAGGGATAAGCCTGGCGAACACAGATTCATTCAGGCTGGCTGGTGGTTGCGGACGATCCATCTGGGTCTACCCCTTTCACGCGGAGCGTTCGAACTGTGCCGCCCGTACCCGTATCTCGCTTCTTTGCCATCTCAATGGCTTCGGCGGCGGTAGCGCCCATATCCATAGCGGTCAGTGCATGAGGCTCGCCGCTACCAATCGCATACGGACGTTCCAGCCAGATAGGCGTCTTGCACAGGCCGTCCTTCTCGCTGTACGAGGCGTAGCACAGCGTCTCACCTTCAATGACGAAAGCTGCAGCCTCTACGTTCCCGCTCGGGGATTCGCCAAACCAAGCGCCGATCAGCTTCGCGTAGTCGCACAGATAGCCGGACAATACGAACTTAATGCCCCCCACTTCTTGGCACTTCTGAAAGTCGTCATGAGTGATCTGGGTGCCGTTGGTAAGGCGGGAGTCATACGCGACCACGCCATCTTTGTAGGCAATCGTCGTCATGCCACCACCTCATACCGAAACTGCATGTCACGCGACGAGGTCACGAACCGGCACCGGTGCTCGTCGAAGGGCTCCGTGGTGCGGATCGGCTGGCGGTACCCAATCAGGGATTTTCGGCCGAACCGTTCGCGATGGACGACGATGCCCTCACGCAGGAACTCGACCTCGGCAGAGCCGAGCAGCTTGCTGATGATGATCTTCTTCATGGGGCGACCTTCGATTGATTCAGCCAAGCAGCTGCTGTGTCTGCTTCAGTGCATGAGCATGCAGCACCGCGACGATGAATCCTTGAGGAAGGCCGCCAGCCTTGGCTGCGTCCAGTGCTGCTGTGATGGCGATATCCAGCTTACCCACCTCATTGGCTTCTGGGGTCTGGGCAATCGGCTCGATTGGTGGATCGATCACGGTCTCTGTGACGGTCGGCTTTGCAGCGGTCTTTCGGGCCATTGGTCTTTCACTCAACTGTGCAGGTCGGCCACTTACAACGCGCAAATGCCAGCGCGCCTGCATGGTCGTGATCTTCCTGCATGATCATGGGGAATGGTGGATAGCACGGCACGGTGACGTACCAGGACTTCTTCCGGTGACTCAGCTGAACGGGTCTGCGGGCTTTGCGATGGACCGCACGAACCACATGAAGCCCTGCTGCAGATTGGTCTTTGCCAGCGCGAGCAGGCGCTGATCCACACCTTCGATCTCACCGATCTGCTTGAACAACTCCCCCGCATCGCCCTCAAGGGCCTTGATCGAGTTCATGCCGTCGATTTCAGACTGCGTCAGGTCGCGGTAGCCAGTGATCTTCTTGTGCTGGTTATCCATGATGTTGCCCTCTGGAAGAACTCGCGCCACGAAACGGACGCATCTGAATTTGTGGCGCGAGTTACTCGATCCGCTTGCACCGGTCACAGTCCAGCCGCGCGCAGATCCATCGCTTCACCTTCGGCCAGTACGTGACCATGAACATATGACGCAATCCGGCCAAGG